CCTCCAGCAACGCCAGGCAGACGCTGAACGGGCTCGCCGTAGGCGCCTCCGGCAGCGGCAGAGGGTCGGCTGACGTGTCCCGCGGCGGCGGTGCTCTCACAACTGGCCAATGTAAGCTGGCCAAAAAGGTGTTCCTGGCTGCGCTCACCCAAACGGGCAACGTCTCGGCATCGGCGCACGCCGCCGGCATCGTTCGCCAGACTGCTCACAACTGGCGTCAGGCCGACCCGGAGTTTGCCGCGGCCTACGTTGACGCCGAACTGGCCGCCACCAGTCTGCTGGAGGGTGAAGCCTGGCGCCGCGCCGTGCAAGGCACTCGCCGGCTGCGCTTCGGGCCGAAGGGCGAGGCAGTCATCGACCCGCGCACCGGTCAGCCCTATGAGGAGTTGGAGTACTCCGACCTGCTGCTGATCTTCCTCCTCAAGGCCCGTGACCCGCAGAAATACGTCCAGCGACAACTGGTCGGGGTGTACGACGCGACGAGGGAAGCGCGGAAGCTGGCGGAGGAACTCGGCGTCAGCGTGGAAGACGTCATGCGAGAAGTGGGCTTGCTGGCGGCTGGCGTGGATGACGCGGAGCCCGAAGATACGCCCCCCTCCTAAGGTTCCCCCCAAGATGGTCGACACTACAGAATATGTAGTTGTGGCGTATCAGGCGCGTACCCGGCGTCCTTTCGGCTGGTGCATCCGCCCCTGTCTACCAAGGACGGCCAGTATGCCGGCTGCTTCGGCGGGTGCTCCGCTAGTCCCCGCGGCCTATGATTCGCTGGACAACGTTGTCCAGCCATCCTGACATGCCGCTAGACCAGACGCCGTAATGGCCGAGACACGAGCAGCGGCAATGAACCGACTTCCGCCGGAAGTCCTGCGGCTGCGGCTGTACGCGGTGAAGAAGCGCTACGAGCAGATGGCGAGCTACCGATTTAGGCCGCAGGCATACATCGAGCGCTATCTTGGCTGGCAGCCGTGGCGCGGCACGCCCGAGCAGCCGGGCCAGGCCGAAGTCCTGGATGCCTACGCGCTGGCACTGCGGCAACTTCATGAGCGCGACGCCTACGAGTCCTGCGCGGACGGGTCCTACGCGGACGGCGAATACGACGGTGACTTGGAGACATGGCAGCCGGGTCAGGTCATCGAGAATTGGCTGCGTGTTGAGGCCGGCCACACCGTCGGCAAGACACGCCTCGCGGCGGGCATCGTGTCCCACTTCTTTGACACCTTCACGCCGGCCATCATCTATACCTTTGCCCCGACGCGGCCGCAAATACATGACCTGCTGTGGAAAGAGATCAAGGGCGACCGGCGCGGGAAGCCCCTGCCGGGCCGCATCCTGGACCTGGAACTACGCCGGGCTGACAATCACTTCGCGGTCGGCCGGGCTACGAGCAGCGCCGGCGGGACGGGCGTGGAGCGCGTCCAGGGCCAGCACGGCAAGTACCTGCTGTTCGTGCTGGACGAGGCTGAGGGCATCGCCGATTACGTGTGGGACGCGGTCCGGTCGATGGCCTCGGGCGGCATCGTGATCGTGCTGGCGCTGGCCAACCCGCGGACGCGCAGCAGCCAGTTCCACAAACTGCGCGAGGCGGCCTACGTGCACAACTTCCGGATATCGTCCAGTTGGCATCCCAACGTGCTGAGCGGACGGCCGCTGATCCCGGCGGCGGTACGTCGCGAGCACGTCGAGAGCATGGTGCTGGAGCACTGCGCGGTCATGCCGGCGCACGACGAGGCGGCGCACACCTTCACGCTGCCGTTCGATGTGCCAAACCGGCCGGCGGGCACCATCCTGCGGCCCGACCAGGAGATGCTGTTCCAAGTGCTCGGCATCGCGCCGGCCAACAGCTCGGATAACACCTTCGTGCCGCTCGGCCTGTACGAGGCAGCCACGAAACGCACGCCTCTACCGGACCGCCCCGAGATGGCCCGCATCGGCGTGGACGTGGCCCGCTACGGTCACGACTACGGGACGGTCTACGTGCGCCACAACGGCCTGGTCTGGCGCGCGGCCCACCTCTACCATCTCGATACGTTCGAGTACGCCCGCGTCCTCACCGACGAGCCCGAGCGGCTGTCCGCAGCGGGCGTGACCAGCCTGCGTATCCGGGTCGATGGTGGTGGCGGCTTCGGCGATGGCGTCATCGACCAGCTGGCGCACAACCTGAGCCTGGCCGCATCCTTCCAGGACTTTGCCGTGCTGCGCGTCCACTTCGGCGGCTCTGCCTACGATGCCATGGCCTACGCCAACCTGACGACCGAGATGCACGCCGCTGCCGCCGAAGCCCTCAAGGTCCTGGCCGTCCGGGATGCCTCGCCGCTGCTGGAGGGCGATCTGTGCGACCGGACCTACGACTGGGCCAGTTACCAGGGCGTCGCCGTCAAGCGGCTGGAGCACAAAGACCTGTTCAAGAAGCGCATGGGCCGCTCCCCGGACGACGGTGACGGCTTCGTGCTGGCCGTCTCGCCCGACTTCATCTTCGAGCAGGAGCGCACGGTCGTGTACGACGACCGGGTGACGATTGGCGATGAGACGTGGCGGGCTGACGGCGAGCACGACTACGCGGCCATCAGTCCCTTCTGAGGGGTACGCCTTCGGCCTGAAGGCGCGCGTCTGGCCTGCCTGACTGCCAACATAGGGGCATGCGTTTAGGACCTATCACGATTGGCCAGAACGGCCACGACTCGGCTACCACGCCGGCTGCGGAGGCTTCGGCGCTGCGCGAGTCCTTGCGCCAGACGGAAAACAACGCGGAACTGCTGCAGGAGCGCCTGGCCGAGCTCGAGCTGAGCCTGGAGGATGAGGCCGGCGGCTGGATGCGCTGGGGCATGTACGGCGCAGATCGCGAGTTCAGTCGCGAGGGCCTCTACCGGATCATCCGGCTGTGCCGGCTCATGTACCTCAAGAACCCGCTCATCCACCGGGGCGTGAGCGTCGAGGCGTTCTACGTCTGGGGCGCCGGCGTGACCATCTCGGGCAACCATCCCGAGGTCAATGACATCGTGCAGGCCTTTGTCGACGACCCCAAGAACCAGACCGAGTTGACGAGCCACCCAGCCCGATTCTTGAAGCAGGCCGACCTGGCCACAACGGGCAACCTGTTCTTCGTGTTGTTCGTCAATCCCGTGACGGGCCGGACGCGGGTGCGGACGATTGACGTGGACGAGGTGCAGGACATCATCACCAACCCCGAAGACGCCAAGGAGCCATGGCTGTATCGGCGGGTGTGGAACGAGGCCCAATTCAACCCGGACACCGGCCTGGGCGCCGCGAAAGAGATGCAGGGCTACTATCCGGACTGGGGATACCGCCCCGACCACAAGCCGACCGTTATGGGCGGCTACCCGGTGTACTGGGACCGGCCCGTGTTCCACGTCAAGACGGGCGGCCTGCCGCACATGCGCTTTGGCGTGCCCGAGGTGTACTCCGCCATCGACTGGGCCAGGGCCGCCAAAGAGGACCTGGAAGACTACGCCACCATGCGCCGGGCACACTCGCGCTTCGCCTGGAACCTCACGGTAAAGGGCGGCAAGCCCGGCATATCCGCCGCGAAGACGAAGCTGTCAACGACGCTGGCCTCGGGCGGCGGCATGGGCATTGAGACCAACCCGCCGCCGGTGACCGGCTCGACGTTCATCGGCACTGAGGGCGCGCAGATGATGCCCATGAACATTCGGAACAGCGGGGTCAATCCCGAGGATGGTCGACGGCTGTGGCTGATGGCGGCCGCGGGCCTCGACCTGCCCGAGACGTACTTCGGGGACGTGAGCGTGGGCACGCTGGCCACGGCCAAATCTATGGACCGCCCGACCGAGCTGCACATGCAGGACCGCCAGGCCTTCTGGGCCGAGCACCGCGATGCCCAGCGGGAGCGTCAGGAGCGACTGGGCGACACGTGGCGGGACTGCGGCCATGTTGTCACCACATCCGTGGGCACGCGTGTCATGCCAACGAACGTCACGCGCGAGTACGATCGGCTCATCGCGCGCACCGGCCTCAAGCGCATCCGGGTTCACGACATGCGCCATACCTACGGCACACTGCTGCACAGGGGCGCCACCGATCTCAAGGTGATCAGCGAGATGATGCGGCACAGTAAGGTC